GTGCTACCAGAAGTCATGGCATAGTAAGGGCTGCATTGGTGCTTATAGGCAATAAAGTCTCCGCTTCTAGAATACATGGAGTTGTTAGAACTGCATCAATTCTTATAGGAAACTTGGTATCAGCAACACGAGCCATGAAATATACAAGGACTGCTACAGTTCTCATAGGTAATAAGGTATCTGCTACTAGGAGTCATGGCGTTATAAGGGCTGCTTCAGTCTTAGTAGGCGTGTTGGTATCTGCTACCAGAGTTCACGGAGTAGTTAGAGATGCCTTAGTTTTAATTGGTAATAAGGTGTCTGCATCACGAGCTATGGCTTACAAAAGGACAGCCACTGTCCTAATAGGTAACTTAGTTTCTACTACTCATAGTCATGGAGTGGTAAGAACTGCTAGTGTGCTAATTGGCAATCTTGTTTCTGCTACTCGTAGTCACGGGATTATAAGAACGGCTTCAGTCCTAATAGGTAACTTAGTATCAGCAACTAGAAGTCATGGGATAATTAGGACGGCCACTGTATTAATTGGTAATAAAGTTTCTGCTTCAAGAGTGCATGGGGTTGTTAGGACTGCTAGTGTATTGATAGGTAATTTAGTATCAGCTACCAGGAAGGTTGCTTATATCAGGACTGCCTCTGTGTTAATTGGTAATAAAGTTAGCACAACCATAAGCCATGGAATAGTAAGAACAGCAAGTGTTTTAATAGGTAATCTAGTTAGTGCTACCCGTATAGTTGCTTATAAAAGAAGTGCATCGGTTCTTATTGGTAATCTGGTGTCAGCAACTAGGAGTCACGGTATAATTAGAACAGCCAGTGTGCTAATTGGAAACTTAGTTTCTGCTTCAAGGGTATTAGGTTATGCGAGGTCTGCCCTAGTGTTAATAGGCAACAAGGTTTCCGCTACAAGGACTGTAGCTTATGTAAGAACAGCAACGGTGTTAATTGGTAACAAGGTTACTGCTTCTTTCAGTCATGGTTTCGCTGGTATTAGAGCAGCAGTCATAATCGGGGTTGTTGCTACTGCGACTGTATGTGTCAGGTTAAAAGAGTTAATCAGAGTACCAATAGACGCTTTAGACGCTGCTAGATTAACTGTAGCTAGATTAAGCGTTAAAAGACTAGGGCAAGCCAGACAAGACTTCTGGAGAAGGATAAGGAGGTGCGAATGACTTATGATATAACAACTAATATCGGCAAGGTAAGATTAGTAACAGGGGACAATGATATTGCAAATGAAGTATTTACCGATGCTGAGATAACGTATTTCCTCGGTTTGCACTCTAATAATATCAACATGGCATCTATTGATGTGCTGGAAGCATGGGCGGCTAAGTACGCTACCAATGCCGATAATGAGAAGATTGGAGATTACTCTTACTCTCAAAAGATACACGATAAACTTTTATCACAGGCAAGCATGTTGAAAGCCAAAGAGGATAGCACACCTATAATAGACTGGGCAGAAATGGACTTAACTGAAGGTTCTGGAATTACAGAAGAGGAGGACTAGATGTCGTTTGCCTCATTATTGATTGACGAATGTACCGTACAGGAATATACCGCTGGGGCTATAGATGACTACGGTATCCCTGCTAAAACCTGGACAGACTTCAAAGCAGACGAGCCGTGTAGATTAGTACCTGCTACGAACAGGGAAGTACAAGTCGGAGCCGAGGTTGTAATAGCCGATTATACTTTATTCATAGACAACATAGGCGTTACTGAGCAGATGCAAGTAATAATGGGATCTATAACCTATGAGATTCTATCCGTGATGATTAGAAAGGACGGCGTAAACGGCCATCACCAGGAATGTATGTTGAGAACTGTAAGATGAAGATAGACGTTGATATGACAGAAGTATATAAGGGGCTGGATAAGCTGTCCGATAAGACCAAGAAGGCGGCCGAGGGTGCTATAAAAGATACCGTTGTTAATATAGCTAATGATGCCATAGCACATAGCCCCCATAAATACGGTCACAACAAACAGTCTATTAAGTACCAGGCTAGAGGACTTTCAGGTTCAATATATACCACATCAGGTTATGGTGGCTACCTTGAAACAGGAACTGGTATATTCGGCCCACGAGGGCAAATGATTACACCTAAAAGAGCAAAGATGCTTGTATGGGAAGATAAAAGTGGTAATCTGATATTCGCCAAGGCGGTCAGGGGACGACCAGCAACGCCATACTTAAAACCAGCATTAGACAGACAATTCCCTAAGTTTGCAAAGATAATGAAGGAGAAAATGAGAAGATGGTAAATTCAAATATAGTCATAAGAGATTGGTTAATAGCACAAACAGGTATAACGGATTTAGTAAGTAATAGAGTATACGCAGCCAATCCACTACCTGAGAATGTAACATTACCTGCTATATCATTCTTTACTCGTGGTGGTTCAAGCATCGCAGAAGTGCCTACAATCATCATGCCATCGGTACAGTTTAATTGTTGGGCTTCTAGCAACACTGGAGCAAGGGAGATTTATAGAGCTTTATATGATGAACTAAACGGACTTAATAATGCTCAAATAACGATAGACGGCACTGACTACTTTATTTTATATTCAAGAGAGGAAGTTCAAGGGCAGGATATTTCAGATGAATCAATACCTGGATTCTGGAATACGATGTCCTTTTATACTATCACAATACGAAACTATTAGGAGGTAGAAATGACAACATCAGCAGTAATCGGAAGCACAACAACCCTAACCTGGCATGCGGATTCACCGTTAGAATTAACACGGATTGGGTCCGTAGATTTAACGGCAACAAAGGTCGATACTACAACGCTTGGAAGTGCAGACTTTTATACGGAGTTTATACCTGGATTGATTACAGCAGGTGATGTACCAATCGAGGGGTTCTTCAGACCAGACGATGCAGGTACTATCCTACTCAAGACAGACTTTGAAGCAAGGACTATACAGGCTTTCACTATCGCCTTTCCAACTGCTCTTTCAACAACTACATGGACTGGTAATGCCTATATTACAGCGTTTTCGGCGGGTGATGCGACGCCTGAAGGGATTATACCTTTTACAGCGGCTATGGGTATTGTAGGCAAACCAACTCTCAACGTAACTCTGTCTGCTGGTATGACAGCACTGACAGGAACTGAGGACAGTGGAGCAATAACTATCGAGCCTACGGTTGACGTTGCAACATACTTCTACACATCAGTCACTGACCTTACTGCTGCATGGATACAGCTTAGTCCAGTAGGAGCAGGCATGACCTTTGAAATCACGGCTCTCGGTGTGACTCATACTGTTGCGACTGGAGGTACGACTGGCAACATAGTCGTTGGTGCTGCTGATACGGTAACACCTGTCTACATCAAGTGTTACGCAACAGCAGGTGGTGAATCTCCTAGGAACTACACACTATGGGTAACTTACCCGTAAATCTAAGGGGGCGGTGTAACAGCCGCCCCTATTAAAAAGGAGTGATATGGTAAAGATAAAATTAGACAAAGAACGGACGCTGAAATTGACCATGCGAGGCATGTTGACCTTTGAAGAAAAGACTGGCATCAATCTTTTCAAAGGAATAGACCTTGCTAATATGTCATTGAGAGAACTATCTGTTTTATTATGGGTATGTCTTATTCACGAAGATAAAGAATTGCAGTTTGAGGACTTTACGGACTTGGTTGACCTATCGAATATTGTAGAATTAACAACTAAGGTTACTGAGTGCATAAAGGAATCCTTCCCTGATACAGATGGTGAAAGCCCTTTAGTAGAAACGTCCCAAGCTGGCTCGGCTTGTGGGCGCTTGGAAGATATGACCTCGGACTTAATCAAGAGGAATTACTTGACCTAACACTAAGGGAATACAAGGCACTATCAGACAGATATAAGAATGAGCAAGACTGGCTTAATTGGCGTATGGCTATGCTTTGTGCTGTAGAAGTTAATATGCACAGAGACCCAAAGAAAACCAAGCCAGTCAGTCCACAGGACTTTATGCCAAAGGCTAAAGCTAAAGTACAAACACCAGAACAAATGCTGGCTAATGTTAAATTATTAAACTCTGCTTACGGAGGGAAGGTTATAGAAACATGAACATCGGTGACGGAAAAATAACAATATTACTAGATGACAAGACGAAGGACGGACTTAAAAACCTAGAGAGCAACTTTAACAAAGCAGGTAAAAGGATGATGCTGATTGGTGGTGCTATTGTTGGCATGTTTGCTGGAGTAGCTAAAGGCGCTGCTGATTTCGATATGGGTATGCGAGAAGTTAATACTATGATAAACCTCTCAGCAGATGAATTTGAAGCACTAAAAGACCAAGTAATGGAGACATCATCTGAAGTTGGCAAATCAAGCGATGAGTTAGCAGGGGCTTTATATCAGATTGTGTCTGCTGGTGTACCTGCTGCCGAGGCTATAGAGTTTTTAGGAATTGCCAGCAAGCTAGCAGTAGCTGGTGTTACCGATGTGGAGACTGCTGCCGATGGTTTAACTACCGTACTAAATGCTTTCAAGTTACCTGCTGAAGATGCAACAAGGGTAGCGGATATTCTATTTACTACTGCTAGACTTGGTAAAACTACTATAGGGGAACTATCAGATGCCATATTCCAAGTAGCTCCTATTGCTTCCTCTGCTGGAATTAAGTTTGAGGAAGTGGCTGCTGCTATAGCAACGATGTCTAAACAGGGCATACCAACATCTGTTGCTACCAGACAGTTACGCATGGCTATTGCTTCTATTATAAAACCCACAGATGAGATGGCAAGGGCTATTGAAAATGCAGGTTACGAGTCTGGTCAGGCTATGCTAGAAGAAGTGGGATTGTCTGGTGCGTTAAACATGGTGGAAGCTGCCGCTGATGGGTCTCAAGAAAAGATGGCAAAAATGGTAGGTAGCACAGAATCATTGGGGGCTACATTAGCCTTAACAGGTGAAAATGGAAAGACGTTTGCTGAAGATATAGCAACGACAAGCGGTGAGGCTGCTGGGGCTGTAGAAACTGCTTATGATTTAATGAATGAAGGAATTGGCAGACGATTTGAGATATTATTCAATGACATTAAGTTGATGGGTGACGAGTTAGGCGATGCCGTACTACCTGTATTTGAGGAGTTGTTAGAAAACTTGAAACCTATCGTAGAGAAAATCACAGAATGGATAAAAGAAAACCCAACACTGATAGAACAATTCCTTAAAATAGCTACTATTTTATTAGCTGCTGGTGGTGTTATATTTGCTTTAAGCAAGGTGCTTCTGGTTATAAGGGCTATTGTTATTGCGATGACAATACTTAATGCTCTAGCATCACCAGCTAAACTATTATTAGGATTAGCCGCTGCTGCTGGTGGTGTTGCCCTTGTTAAATATCTAATGCCTGATACAGAAGAATATGTACCTATAGAGACTCCTGTTATAGAATTACCAGAGGCAGTAAATGCAAGTGCCATGCAATCTAGCACTAATGCGGTAAGTGGATTACAGGGTGCTACTAGTAACAATATCAACGTAGAAGTCGGCACATTCGTAGGCAATGAATCAGCGTTCCAAGAGTTTGCTAGAACTATCGAAAGCGCTATCGGACAGAACAGTAGACGTACTTCGTTTGGTACGGTTAATGATACATACTTCGGAGGCACAAGCGGACCATGACCATACCTGTTATTGTATATGATGTTTTTATCGACTGGGACGCTACGGACTGGAGGGCTACGCCTACCTTTGCAGGGACGGACGATATAACAGACTACGTTAAAAACCTCTCAATCGTAAGGGGCAAAGATCAAGAGGCAGGAAATAACTTAGCAGGTACGCTCAATATCGAGTTAGATAATTCTTCCAAGAACTTTTCTCCGCCTTATGCTGCAGGGGATTACTACGGCAAAATCAGACCTTATCTACCAGTAAGAGTCCGAGCTACAGTGGACGGTGGTGCTTCGTTGACAATCTATACAGGGTTTATATCAAGAATTAAAGTGAATCCGCATTTAGACAGCCCTATAGCAAATATCTATTGCGTAGACGGTATGGACTTACTAGCACGGAACATGGTCACGCAGAATGAAGATGACACTACGCCAATGAATGACGGAGCTGCTGTGGGTAGAGTTTTAGACGCTGCTGGCTGGCCTGTTGGTAAGCGAACCATAGACACAGCAGGAAGCGACATATTGAAATACCCTGTGACGGTGGAGTTCTAGTGTCTAGCATGACCAGCATTTTGCATCTCAAGGCGTTCAGCAATTCTAGGAAGTTGCTTGGAGAAATTAGCGTTCCTCTCCTGTATATCTTTTAATAGCGTTGCTTCCTGTATTAGATTACCTAGTGTACCTTGTTTAAGCATTGTTGTTTCACTGCATATCATCATACCATGCCTATAATCTTTATTTCTGGGCCACCTGTTATATTTCCAAAAGAAAGCACATATATCTTCGAGAATGAATTGTTTTACAAATTTCACATCACCACTAATATTTGTAGATAACTTCAATAATTGCTTGGCTTTATTGAACGTACCAAATCTTATCTTTAATGTATCGACTAGCGATGAGTTACATTTACGGACATCGTTTATTGATAGATTACCATCATGACCTTCGGCGATTGCAGAAAGTGCCCTTAGTAATTGAGCAGGGCATGTATCGTTACGGTTTTGCAATTCAAGTATATTTTTCCGTCGGCTGCCTTTTTGCTTTGGTAGTTTACGACATTGATCTTGTCGTTTTTTAAGAGCATCTGGATTTAATAATCCTTCCTTTATTTTTAATGAAGCATTAGCATGCGTAGCATCAGATGTGAGTCTACTTCTACTCAGTAGTCCGTATTTAATTCTATATTCCCTTGCTGTTAATTTATGTTTTTCAACATGCCTACCAAGAGAATTACGGAATACACCACATTCATGGCACATTATCTGTCCCTGTTCGTTGTAAGAGTTTAACCCAAACCATCCGAAACCACCATGATTTACTGGCAAGATAGGCTCTTTATAGTTCGGTACAAATACTTCGATTTCAGGATTCTGTGGTAGTGTTCTTTTTGTTAAAACTATCTTGCTCATATCCTCTCCTTTTAATGTTAATTACTCATAATAAACTAAATAAATATACTTGTCAAGTGGAGTATACATAATGGCAATAATAACAACGGCTGCTGGATTGCAGAATATGGACTTAGACCTGACTGCTAGTTACGAGTTAGGTAATGATATTGACTGCTCGGGAATAGCCAACTTCGAGCCTGTTGGTGGTTGGAATGGACTCGACCCTTTTACAGGTTCGTTTGACGGTAAGGGTTTCAAGATATCTAATCTAACAGTAAACAGGGCTGCTGATGATGAGATAGGGTTATTTGGTAACTCAGATGGCTGTGCATTTATGGGCAACGTAACCCTAGAGAATTTCACACTAACAGGTGATGATGACATTGGGGCTTTGTGTGGATATACCAACGACCATTCTATAAGTAATGTTACAGTAATAAACGTCACTATAACTGGTGATGATTACTGCGGTGGAATGGTAGGATTAGCTTTTGGAGTCGCTGGTCAAACTATAACTAATTGTACGGCTAGCGGAACTATAACAGCAGGGCAATATGTAGGTGGTTTATTCGGTGACCATTATATATACGCAACGAGTGGTTGCAGTTCATCGGTTAATGTAACTGGTACAAGCTCTTATATAGGTGGATTTGTTGGTCAATGGTGGACTGGCACATTTAGTAAATGTTATGCCACTGGTACAGCAACAGGATTTGGTTATATAGGTGGGTTTGTTGGTTACATGAGGGCTAACGTAGGAACTGAAACGGCATCAAGGTGTTTCGCTTCTGGTGTGGTTACAGGAACAGATGACTTTGCTGGTGGTTTTGTTGGTGACCAAGGCGGCGGCGAAATAAACGACTGTTACGCTTTTGGAACGGCAGAGGGTGTTAATTATGTAGGTGGCTTTGCTGGCAATAGCGAGGTTGTTAATCGTTGTTACTCAATAGGTTCAATAACTCATGGCATTGGTGAAACTGAGGTAGGTGGGTTTACTGGTTTTAACAACGACACGATGTACCGTTGCTTCTGGGATAAGACCACTTCAAGCGAAAACACAGGCGCAGGTGGTGGCTCGCCACAAACAGGAGTCACAGGTCATGTAACGGCAACCATGAAACTACTAGCTACCTTCTCCGAGGCTGGCTGGTCAATTCCTGCTATTTGGAA